CGCTAAGTTCTTTGTGCATAGTGCATAATAGCCACTAGGTACTGCGTATTCAAAGTTCCCATATCCGTTTGCATCTGAGTTACCACTTGATATAGAAAAAGATGGGTTGCCTGTATTCAATCTAAATAATGCACCACCACTTGTTGAACCATGAAAATTAACGATAGAATAAAAACCATCGCCAAAAGTTTTTGATATTGCTGTGCCAGAATTTTGAATAGTTCCATTTTTATAAAAATAAACTTCATTGTCATCTAAATTTGCCGCTACGCCAATTATATCATTTTGTGTCCAAGCATCACCATAAGATGTATGAGTGCCATCTATAGTTTTTGGCCCATCAACATAGTAAAAGACATTGTCACTAAAATTTCTTGTGAGAGTAGAGCCGTGTATATCAAAACCTGTATCAGTTCTTATTAATCCAATTCCTGCTGTGTCTTGAAAACCATCTGCACCATACTCATATTTCATTTCAAAATACCACTTACCTTTTGAAAATTGAATTGTAGATAAACATCCTCTAGCCTCTGCTCCAGAAACAACATTATTTCCAGGAACATCTACATCCATATTGCCTTCAGAAAATCTACCAGAAATATTTGATGCCGCATCTAAAGGATTCCAAGTACAAAAATTATTTGTAGGTGTATCTGTTGTTTGATCTTCTACGCTATAACCTTGAACATGAAAATGATTTCCATTACCAGATGAATCAGCACCAATAGTTGAAGAAGAACCTGTTGTATAATCATGCCCTCCAATAGTTGTTGTTCCAGAACCGCCACTTGAATTGTCAAATTTTAAGTAATGACCATAAGAACCATGACTGCCTGTATATTCTTTAGGTATCCAAACTCCGTTATCATTTGTTTCGCCAAATTCTGTTGGTGCATTAGAAACTCCGTCAGTATAATGATGTTCTGCCATGTAAAAATTACCATAATTATTATCTCTTTCATCATTACCTATTGCGTAAGGATAAGAAGAACTATTATAAAAATAAGCGTCACCAACATTTTGGTCTAAAGGATTATATGTTGATGTTGATTGTTGTACTCCATTTACATAAATTCTATGTCTATCTGTTGATGTACTTAAAGTCGTATCTTGTCTGTACACTATATGGTACCAAGCTGAGGGATCTCTAAAAACCGCATTTGTTTGTATATAATCTCTACCTGCACCCGCACCTGTGCCACTTGCTGGTTGTCCTTGTACTTTTATAGTATCATCACTTTGAAAAGTCATAAGAAAAGCATTCACACCAGAATCTTCAACTTTAGAAGTTACTATAGTTTGAAACGCTCCAAGTTTTGTTCTTTTTATCCAAAAAGAAATAGTAAATGTATTTCCATTTCTTGAATTGTTACCAAACCTTGCCATACCTACGGCTGAACCATCATCAATTCTATAAGAATTATCTATTGCAAATCCAGCTACAGCAGAATTAGAACCTAATACAGGAAAAGGCATTATTTAACTGGGAACTCGCCTAGTGGTCTTGATACAACTCCGTCTGTTTCGGTGTATTCAAACAATGCTTTGAGTTCATCTACGTTTGTTGCACCATCTATTTGAGTTTGCATAGAATTACATTTTGTTCTGACGCTTGCTCTCCAAGTTTTCCAACCACTATCCATTGTTGTTGCTGTTTCTTTTGCTTTAATTACTCGCCAATCACTAGGCTGTAAAATGCCAGCACATTGATTGTTTATCATTTCTTTTTTAATTGTTTTTAATCCTTTAATAACAACGACAGGATCTAGTTCAACGCCATCTTCATCAGTTGCGTTTCTATCTTCTATTTCTTTAGCTGTAGCAGTGCCATAAGTACCTACAACTTCATCGCCATCAACAGCATAAGTTATATTTGTATTGATGTACCATGCTTCATCTTTTTTATTTGTTGTATCTATTCTGACAGGATAAATGCCTATTGCTAATCTTTCAGCGTCTGTCCATAAATTAAAAATTGATTGAGGATATTGATTATCGTTTATTGTAATTCCTTTATTACCTCTAAAGAATTTTGTTATTGATCCACTTTCTACTAATGCAAACATATTAACCTATATTTAATGACCTTCCTACTTCTAACAAGTTTGTGCCGTCTGATTTAAAAATAATCATATCTTTTGCCGAAGCTGTTGCTGTGAGTGTTGGTGCAGTTGCGGCAGAAAATTTATAAGCACTATTAAAAGTTAATGTTCTTGAACCTGTACCATCTTGAATAATTGTTAAAGAATAAAATGCTCCAGCTTGTTGATTTGTTGGTGCGTTCAATGTTCTATTACCAGCAAGAGTAACTTTTGCTACTTGTTGCGTAGATAAATTCCAATCAATCGTAGCACCATCAGTTAAAGTTTGTTCTGCGAAATAACCTTTTTTAGCAAATAAAATATTACTATCAGATAATGTTAAAACTGTTCCAGTTGCAGTTGTTGCCAATCCTGTAATTGATACAGTGCTGTCTAACCAGTTAACTGTATTCGCTGTATGATCTAAAGTTGCTAGAGAAATATCATCTGCACCATCATAATATTTTAAAGTTGGTGTTGTTGCGGAAGTTGTATCTAACCAGATAGTGCCAGATACTGCACCACTAGGTCTTGATGTTCCAGATTGAAAAGAATTTATAGCAGTAAGTGCATTGTTTAAATCAGAACGGAAGGCTGGGAAACCTTGGTTTGCAATGTTCATGTCATGTTGAGCCATATCTACCTTTTAATATCCTTTTGCTAAATAATCAAATGTCTTTGATATAGCACTATTACTAGAATTTTTAAATACTATATTAAAAGAAGTTTCTGATTTACCTGTTATCTCATAAAAATCACCAGTTGCCAAGCCTTGAGCAGAAATACCTATTGCTGGAGTTGTTTTAAATACTGGACTAAATGTTATTGTTGTTCCAGATACGCTTGAAACAATATCATTTCCAGAAATAATACGATCTATCATATCTGATGCTACATTAAGAACTGATACAACAGGCGTTGCCGCATTATTTAAACTTTCTAAAATTAATCTAAATTTAAAATACCTAGCTGTATAATCGCCTATGTTAAAGTTTCTGAAACTAGAGAAAGTGACATTATCATCACTTGTAGCTATTTCTAAATGTGATTGTGCATTAACGGAAGTATCTCCATCAAAGTTAGACGCTTGATCATCAAATAATCCAGCAACGTTATCAAAGAGTCTATCTCTATCATCAGTAGTCTGTGTTATGTTTGCTGTTAATCTAGTTGTTTGTACTGAACCTAAGTCAATGATATTTGCAAACTCATAAGTGCCTGTTGCGAATACATTGCTATTTGTAGTTCCACCATCAAAAAGTCTAGTCGTAATGTCATCAAAGTTATCGGTAGTGTTGTCATCAAATTGTTCTATCGTGTCTAGTTCTAATGCGTTGTCTACTGCAACAACGTTAGACTTAGTACCTGTAAAGTCTGGATTTTCAACTGCGTTTGCAACATTATTAAAATTACCTATTGCGATAATATCTGTTTTTATAATAGCTTCATTAGATGATAAGTTTCCTAATTTATCTACTGCTTTAATTAGATAAGAACCAACCCTTGCTGGAACTGTGATTGACGTAGCTGGTCTTGATATTCTTGTCACAATAGGAAAAGAGTTTTGCCATTCTGGATTAACGGTATCGCTTGAATAGTTTAAGACATAATAGTTCAAATCTGCGTCTGGTATAGACTTCCAGCTTAAATGTGCATCACTCCCTACAATATTAATTGCAAAATCTTCTACATCACTTGGTGGTGCTATCTCTCCAACAATATCTCTAGTTGCTGTGACATAAGTAGATTCTACGCCTAATGAGTTTACTGCTTTAACTCTTACAGTATAATTTTCTCCACTTATAACGTTTAGAACTCTATGGTTTAATTGAACTGTACCTTTTGAATGAACAATAAAATTTGTGTCACTCGTTAATTTATATTCTACTTGATATTCTTTAACAAAAGAATCTGTACTAGCACCAATAGAAATATCCATAGCAACGATAACTGTTCCATCATTGTATGAGATTAAACTATCATCTAATGTTACACTCGCTGGCGGTTGAATACTAAAAGGATTTGGCAACGTTGTATCTGGTATTGTGGCAACTTCTTGCTGTGTTCCAAATGTATAATAACTGTCTTGATGTTCTGATAAAGTTAATTGAACTGTTGAATTAGCATTAATACTCATAGCTTGAACTCTAAAAGGTTTTGCAGAAAAACTTGGAGTAGCGTGAGTGATGTTTACGATATCGCCTATTTGTAAATCGGTGGCTGTTCCGTCTGCTGTGATTGAAACATCTAAACTTGATCTTGATCTACGCAAAATAATTTCAGCCATTTCTTGGGCTTGATAAGGATTAGTTATCATAGAAAAATCAAAACGACCTTCTAATAAAATCCCCCCATCTTCGCTTAAAAGATTTGAGTGTTGATCTGCACTAGCTAAACCTGTTTCATCTACTGGTGGAAATTGAACTTCGTCTGATTGATAATTTTTATCTGGATTAATAAATGAAACGATCACTCTATTATATCGTGAGTTTTTATTTTTAGATGATATTTGTATTCCACCTATGATATTATCTTCGGTTAAACTTATTGCGGCAGAGCCAGTTGTTTCAACTAAT